ATGAACGACTTCGGCCCGAAGCGCCCGATGTCAGAAGATGCACTGTGTGAATCAACTGACACCGTAAAAGCGAAGCGCGGCCGACCGAAGAAGAAACCCGGATATGACAGAGCCAAGGTTATTGATGAACTGTTGGTGAAAGCTGTTGAGTCCTTTGGTATGCCTTATGATGACCGAGAAGAACGCCCAGAAGATGCTCCGACCATAGTGTCTGTGGCAAACGCCTTGAAGATAACCCCTATCAAGGTTCGCAAGATGCTGATCACAGCCGGATATTATAGCACAGCGATGAGCCGAAAGGTTCAAGCACTGCGAGATGAGGGCTGCAGCATTCGGGAGATTATGGATGAAACTGGCTTAAAAAAAGCCTCTGTGAATGGTTACTTACCGTACACAAAAGGTGCTTACAAGCTGGATGAGCCATCCGTCTATGCAGAACAAGGAAGAATTTTCCGTGCAAGAAAGAATGCCTGTGAGGCGTTGCAAGAACACATGGATGATGAAAATGCAGAGGGCTATTTGTGGGAAACAATCGAAGCCTTTGTGAACTACCCATTCTCTACGGAGAAAGGATTGTCTATGAGATACACTGTGAAAGGTGGAGAAATCTTCTTTGACAGAAAAGAAAAAAGCGTAACAAAGGCAAGTGTTATGAGGGCATTCCATCGAGCAAGGCAGCTGCAGAACGAAAAAGGTGGTGTCAACGGGCCAAAGGAACTGGGAACTTTTGGCGCGAGTTATCTTTACCCAGTATTTCTTCGGATTGGCGTGTGCATGAAAAGACCTGAAAAAAATTAAAAAATCGGGAATTTGAAGACAAGTTGGATTTTAGAATTATAAATTGAATTAAAAAGAAAAATGACGAGCGCGCTTGACCGCTCTTGAGAGCATGAAAATTTGCGAGAACGACATGGAAAATACAAATAAATTGAATTGAAAAGAAAAAGAGATGGAATTGGTATGGAAGATAAATTTATTGGGAGATTTCCAAAGGAAAAAACACTTGGAAGTACGGTTCAGGAATACCGACAAAAATATGGCTGGACACAGGATGAACTGGCATGGAGGATGTCAATGACCCGTGTCCAGATTGGAAGAATTGAAAGGGACGAATGTGCACCAACCGTGGCAACGGTGAAAAAACTGGAAAAAGCATTGCAGCTTCCGCCATTGACATTGATGAGGGTCAAGGAAATCTCACAGACGGATGATGCGATCAAAAAGAAAGTTGGGAGAACATTGCGTGAATTTGAAAAGGAGGCGGTCAAAAATATGACAGAATCAGAATTGGAATCGTTATGCAAAACGTTTAGTACGCTTACAGATTTGATGAAAAAGTAAAAAAATGGTCAAAAGAAACATCCATGTATCAAAATGACACATGGATGTAGTCGACATGGAATTTTGGCGGAGGTACAATAAGAATGGGCTTAAAAGAAGAAAATATTGGGATTAGAAGCAATCTGCAAAATAAAAGCGGCATTGCGCTTTCAGAGATGGCATATCGGGAAACGGTTCCTCTGCAAACCGGCACCAATGTGCTTCGCCGTCATATCAAGGAAAATCCAAAGAAGGCAGCATTAGCACAACACCGTCTTTGGATGGCCAGTATTCCGCATGAATACCCTATGCCATATACGCCTTATAAGATCGGAGTCTACATCCGTTATTTCAATCAGACCCGGCATGAGAACTATCTGGAAAAGCACATCCAGCAGTACATGGATGATATTGTACTTTGCCCGCAATGGACACTGGTCGATTTCTATGTGGACAAAGGAATGACGGCCCCGCACATGGAATATTCCAAAGAGTGGTGTCGGTTGCTGGAGGATTGTTTCGCCGGCAAGGTAGATCTCATTGTGACGCAGAAAGTTAGCAATGTGTCCAATGACTGGCAGGAGATGGCTTTCGCGGCTCGGATGCTGGCGGCACAGGAACATCCTGTTGGCATCTATTTTATCTCCGAAGATATTTTTACGTTGGCTTCCTATTACCAGCCTGACCTGCGGAATATAGCACTACTGCCGGAAGGCTGGCAAACGCTCCCGGCGGACGAACTGGACGAGCCTATGCTTGCAACTTTGCCAAAGCCTTCCGTTCTTGAGAAGATGGAGCAGCTGAGCATGGAAGACGATTTGGATGCAATGGGGTGAGCCAATGGAAAAGATAGAACTGACAAATGCCCAGAAGCAGGAGCGAGTGCGGCAGCGCATCTCGCAAGCCTCCATTGATCCGGATAAATATGAATATATCCCGGCGAAAGAGCAGAACGACCATGTGAAGTCCGACCAGTTCCAGCGAGTTGCCATTTACGCCCGTGTTTCTACAGATAACCCCATGCAGACCTCGTCCTTTGAACTCCAGCAGAAGTATTATGAGGAACTGGTGGCGCGGCATCCGCAATGGGTACTGGTGAAGATATATGCGGACGAAGGAAAATCAGGTACGACAACGCAGCACCGGGACGCCTTCAATGAAATGCTGGCAGATGCGGAAGCCGGAAAAATCGACCTCATCATTGTGAAGAACATTTCTCGCTTTGCCCGCAATGTGGTGGACTGTCTGAGCATCCTCCGTAAACTGTCCGAAAAGAAAATCGGTGTGCTGTTCGAGTCGGAAGCTATTTATTCCCTGAACGACGATTCCCACATGGCCCTGTCTTTTCAGGCAACCATTGCAGAGCAGGAGTCCCGTGTGCGCAGCCGAAGCATGGAAACTTCTCTGCGGATGCGGCTGGATCATGGCCTGCCGCTGACTCCGGAACTGTTGGGCTTTGTGAAAAATGAAGATGGAAAACTTGTTATTAACCCAGAAACCTATAAGATCCCCAAACTCATGTTCTATATGTATCTATATGGATACTCCACCCAGCAGATTGCGGACACCCTTACAAAACTCAGCAAGCGGACGTATCTGGGCAATCTGAAATGGACGGCATCCGGCGTGGCGGCAAGTATGCGGAATGAGCGGTACTGCGGCGATGTCCTGACCCGGAAGCGGTTCACAAAATTTGCCGCAGATGTCCATGACCAGAAATCTTTCAAAAACAGGGGAGAGAAGCCCCAGAGTCATTATCAGGATGATCATGAAGCCATCATTGACCGGAACGATTTCCTTGCAGTCCAGCGCATTATGAATAATGCCAAGTTTGGCGGCACCTCTTTGCTGCCGGAACTGCAGGTTATTCCGGACGGATTGCTGAAAGGATTTGTTGTTGTTCACCCCAAGTGGGGAAGTTTCACCAAGGAGGATTACATCGCGGCCTGCAAGAGCGTGGACGATGGTGCGGCAGATGAAAGTCGTTTGGAAGTTACAGAAGGCTCTTTCGACCTGACAGATTATGAGGTGGCAGATTTCAAACTGTTTAGTGACCAGCAGGTTCCGGCCATTATGCTCCATGCAGACAACGTTGCATTTAATATTGCCGGCATCCGGGCAATGGATCTGAAAGAAAATTATGTGGAACTGCTGGTGCATCCACTGCGGAAAGAAATCGCAGTGCGCCCAACCAGTAAAGATAATCGCTGCGCTATCCAGTGGGCAAACGGAACACGAGGTAGCCGAAAGTCCCGCCCGGTGGCAGCCAAGGCGTATATCCGAACACTATATCAGATTTTTGGCTGGGAGCAGGACAATAATTATAAACTCTACGGGCGTATCTACCGGGATGGACAGGATGCTGCCTGCATTTATGCCGGAACCAACGCCAGCGTGTACATCAAGAATAATGAAGTCGCCGAGGAAGATGCTACTGGACAGAATATCGGCCGACAGGGAAAACGTATCCGTGGCGTAGTCGGGGACTTTGGACGCGGGGTTGGAAATGAATACTATGTAGAAAAGAGCATGACTGAACTTAGAAACCTGACCCGACAGGAGTGGCAAACGCGGCTGGCCGGACAGATGGTCAGCACCGGGACGGAACTTCAAGTCACGCCGTATGAAGAATTGCGCAGCTTTATTCAGGAAGAACTGGGTGAACTGTTTGAGGAGGATGTACAGAAATGATGGAAAAGAACACACAGATGAGTTTGCTGCCGAAGGCAGATTCTGTAGTACAACACGCCGCGCAGATGACAATGACAGGTGAAGAAGAAATTGACCTTGGAGAGTATGAAATCGTTCGTCCGGAGTTTTTTGCCCACCTTAAGGAACCGGCTCTGACAGTCAATGTGGATAAAATTGGTGTGAATACGGCCTGTGTTCGTTTGATGCCAGATGTGGAGTATGTACAGATCCTCGTCAATCGTAAGGAGAAGAAACTGCTGCTCAAGCCCTGTGATGAGATCGAAATTACCGGATACCGCTGGGGCCGGACGAAAGATGGAAAGCGGTATCCGTCTCAACGGACAGGTGAACCGTTTGTCTTGACTTTGTGCAAGATCATGGACTGGAATCCGGATTATCGGTATAAGGTGCTGGGCAAGATGGTGAGAGCCAATGGACAAGCCCTGATCGCTTTCGACCTGACATCCAGCGAGTGCTTTCCCAAAGTGGTCAATCGAGATGGCAAGAAAGTCAGCAGCCGACAGTCTATCTTTGCAGAGCAGTGGAGCGGAAAGTTTGGTTCGACCTACTCCGAGAGTCGTCGGTCGCTGGAAGTTAAGACTTTTGATAATTATACGGTCATCACGGTCAATGGAAAAACGGCAGAGGCAAAGCCTCAGCCGAAAGGTGTGGGTGAACATTCATGAAGCAGGAAAATGAATTGGGTCTGCGTATCGATGTCAAGTATAACCGCATTTACATTCATAGAACAACATTAAAGGCCATCGGAAATCCGGATTTTGTGTCATTGGGCATTCATCCTGAAAAAAAGAAGTTGGTAGTGCTGGTTTCAAGAGAAAATGCCAGGGATGGCATCCGTGTGCAGGATGCCGAGGACAATACATTTTTCATTCAGAGCAAAGTGCTTTTGGATGGCATCGGTATGGTGGCACCACAAATTGGTGCACAGGATTCCTGTCTGCTGCATGGAAAGCTACTGAGGGAGCAGAATGCGGTTGCCTTTAATCTGAACGATATAGAAACCATTACGGAAGCAGACGAAAGGAAAGCGCATGAAACAGGTTTGGCAAATTGATCCGGAATTCAAAAGGTTAAGTATTCCACTTTCTCCAGAAGAAGAAAATAAACTTGAAAACAGTCTGATTCGGAAAGGCTGTATGGAGCCCATTACTGTGTGGCACGGATGCATTCTGGATGGGCACAAGCGGTATGAAATTTGCAGCTACGAGGAAATGGAGTACGAAACCGTGGAGATGGATTTTGCGACCAAAGATGAAGCACTGCTGTGGGTCTGCAAAAAACATCTTTCCACTGCAAAGCCAAATTCCGTAGCATTTCGGTATCTTCTTGGAAAAAGGTACGACCTTGAAAGGGAAATGTACAAGAAGAACCCAGAAAAAGTACATATTACCTATATAAAAAAACAAGATCGGGTAGGCGCAGTATGCGGTACACTGGCAGAAGAAACCAACATGAATCCAGGCACGGTGCGGAAGTATAGAACCTTTGCGTTGCAATTGGATCGGATTGCCGAAAAGGACATGGCGATGTTTGAAGCCATCCTTTTAGAAAAAATTTTACTAACTTACGAAAAAGTCATAAAGTATTCGGAGATGGAACCTGCGAAATTGATTAGCACTCGATGCAGACTACTGCATGATGATATAAAAATGCGCCAGCGAAAGCCGCGTAAAAAAGCGGCGGAGAACGAAAAGAAAGAAGAAAAGATGAAGCAGGCAGCACCGCTGGAGATGGGCATCAAGGAGATGCCGGCGTTTGACCCGGACATGGAGTTCCGTGGGCTGGCACTGACCATTCCTACATGGATGAACGCTATTGCCCGGTCACGGGCCAAAACGAATATTGAGATGGTGTCCGAGTCAACCAAGGCGCAGCTTGCCGTGATTTTGCGCAGGCTGGAAGATCAGATCACGCAGACGCTGGAGGTGATTGAAAAATGATTGCAGGAGATATGCTGACGGAGGCGCAGCGGCGCTGCATCCCGGATGTGTCCTTTGAACTGATCCCCATCCGAAATCTGGTGTCCAATCAGGACTACCAGCGGCCGCTGTCTGAAAATCATATTCGGAAGGCATTGGAAGAGTTTGATGTCTATCAGATCAATCCGGTAAAAGTGAGCCGTCGCGATGGCATCAATTATGTGTTTGACGGGCAGCACACAATCGAGATTATCGCCAGCGAATCCGGCTCTCGTGATACACCAGTGTGGTGCATGATCTACGATGATCTCAAATATAAGGAAGAGGCACATATCTTCGCTGACCAGCAAAAGCACGTCAAGGCGCTTTCCTCTTACGAGACCTTTAAGGCGCACATTGAGGCGGATGATCCAAAGCAGAAGATGATCGAGGCCATTGTGCAGTCTTATGGTTTGGAAATCACCTCGACCAAGGCGAAAAACGGTATCAGCGCGGTTTCTACCTTGGAGCGCATCTATGACAAATACGGGCAGGCAGTTCTGGATAGAACGCTCCGTCTGGCTGCTGCAACGTGGGAAGGAGAAGATAATTCTTTCTCTGGAAATATCCTGATGGGGATTGCCCGCATTGTGGTAGCGTATGGAGATTCCATCCGGGATGAAGTATTCAAAGACCATGTGGGCCGCGTATCAGTAAAAGCAATTATCCGTGCGGCGAAAGAACGGCGTCCTGGTGCCTTGGGATATTCCGAAGCTATGATCCTTGAATATAACAAGAAGAGCAAATTCCGTCTTTCATTGCGTACCCTCTATGGCGGAAAACAGACATCCAATGAGGATGAATTCGGAGAAGAATAAAGATCAGGAGGAGAGAATATGGCACAGATTACATCTGCAATGGCAGCAAAGTAAATATCACTTGAGCATTACAGATGTGATATCAGATCGCACAAGCCGTCTATATGCACGACCTCTTGAAATTCGGACATGGCTGCGGGGACAGGGGAATTTAGAACGCTTTGTGATTTTGGACGATGAAATTTTCTGGGCATGGAATTGGCTTGCAGATTATTTTGTCTGCACAACGCATCTGAATGATAAGGGAAAATGCGTGTACGGGATGACAGATGAAGATGCAGAGAGAGCAATTAAAATCCTGAACGGGCCGCTGGTCAAATATAGCTTTTAAATGGAGAAAAGAAAGATGTGTGATTCCCTGGATGAAATTGTAGAGGAAACAGAGACTGGATATAATCTCGTTGTGACGCAAGAAAACAGAAAAATATGGATAGAACTTATCCAATCTGCAAAAAGCGCAGCATGCAAAAGATATAAGGAACTATACCCTGGAGCAGATGTGAATTCATCCATGACGGCGCAAATCTGGATAGAAGGATTTCAGGCAGGTTACATTGGAGGCTGCATCGGAGTTCTCCTCAATGTTGACCAGAACCAGCAGATGGATTTGGAAGGACAGATTGAAAAGATGCTTCAAGAATTTAAGGCTGACTAAAACGATAGAAGATGCACAAATGTCAGCAAAGAATTGGCGAGGATGACAGAATGGATAAGATTGAAATCACGAAAGACAATTTGAAGTTTCTGCTGGATCTTTTAGATGAAGCAGAGAGGGTATCTTATGACCGGTGCAAGGCAGAATCTCCGGGAATAGAAATCGGTAAATCACTTGGATGCGCGATCTGGATGCAGGCGTTTGAGGTCGGTTATGTAAAAACGCTCTTGAAAGTTAAATACAAGGATTGTGCGATAGGTGATGAAACCGTTGAGGATTTGATAGTAGAACTAAGAAGAATCAGAAGCGAAAATAAATCTATTCGAGACTATTTATAATGTAAAGAAATTCCTTTCAATGTCGATGGTACAGAAAAAGAGGCAAATAGTATGTCTGGCTATAACGAAATTGGTGCGATGAATTTCGCAGATGGATTTCTGTTGGCTGGTGGAAAAACGGATACACTGCGCAAAATACTGACAAAAGAATATGATTTGGATGAAGCAACTGCAAACTGGCACATTGGGCAGGCGCAGCGGTGGGCAAGACAAGCCAGAAAAGAACTGAATGATGTAGACGGTGAAAATGATGGATAAATATATGTGCCTGCCAACCATGACAGAAAATGAGTTCGCAGAGAACATTGGAAAAAAAGATTTCTTCCGCATATACGGAAATCCTGTGGTTGTCCATGCAAAAGCAGGGGAAAGTTACATCGCGCTGAGTGCCGAATTGTACGATCGAATGGCAGAACTTTGTGACTTTCCGGGAACAAAGGAGTTGATGGAGCGTGAACCGTGAACTTGATGGCTGCTATTTCCGCATTGTGCGAAATGGCGTTGGACAGTCGATATGCTTTACCGACCTGACAGAGGAAGAACGTGCCGCACTGCTGGAGGATAAAGATGCACAGTTCTTACGAAATCTGTGCAGTTATCTGGCCAATCGAATCCAAGAATTAGGGGATATCATTGAGGAGCAATCCCGACAGCTTCTGCTGGACGATCTATCAATAGGCTGGGCATCTTGGGAGAGAAACGGTTGGATTCTAGCAGAAGATGTACGGCAACATTTTGTAAATAAAACCAAGTAAAAGGATAGTGTGCGAAAATGGTTGATATGGAACTTGTGCAAGGAGAGATGACGCGGCTTAAGATCAAGGAATATAGGCCATTTTCGCCATCCATGCGTAATTTAGAAAAACTGTTCCGAAAATATGAAGTCAAAGAATTAACACTGCTCTTCTATGACAATGAAACATATGGTGAAAATCAAAGTAGAAATTTAAACTGGTGCGATCCGTTCTTTGAACACCAATGGGGACAAACACAGACGGATGTGGACCGGATGGCATGGAGCATTGTCCGCCTGATGCGCAGGTATTCAAGAGAAAACAGGTGGTATCTCAGTGATTTAAGAGGAAAACCGGGAATTTATATCTATGGTAGGAACATCTCTACAGTAGATTTCTGCGATCACTGGGTCGCATTTCGCCCCAGAAGAAAAGGACTGCATATGAAATGGTGCCGCAGGGGTGAGGAGACGGAAGAATGAATGGACTCGAATCTAAAATATATGAAGATTCTTTTCAAGAAGGAATTAATTTAATGGCAAGGCTATCTAAGCAGCTCATTGATAATGGTCAGTACGAAGAACTTGTACGAGTGGCAAATGATAGAGAATATTGCTATGAAAAAATGGTAGAGCACAAGATTATCTCAGAAGAGAAAGCAAGGCAGATGCTGTCAGCTGCGATAAAATCAGGAAGATTATCTGAAGAAAATGAAGTTGTCGCAGTAAGAAACCATCCGCTGGAGAAATCAGAAATATGAACGCATTTGATGTGGACTACTGGATCGATGCCATGTGTAAATGTAGCTGGATGCCGCGAACTTTGGATGAAAAGAGCCAGCACACCCTGATGCGTTTATTCCACCTGACTGACCAGATTGCACCTGTTGGAAGGGATAACCGCCGTGATTTCTGGATAACAGCAAAGCGCGGCAGTATCGAGGAATTTCGGCCGTATTACGATGAGGATGCCACCGAAGAAGAACTAGCAGAAGCCATGCAGGAACAGTATCCGGAAGAGGAATACTGGTACAAGTTTGTATCCGTGCACCATACGGATTGCCGAAAAGGGGAATTCTTTGGTGTGTTTTTGAACGGAAAACCTGTGCTGAGCATCAATGATCCAAATGAAGATGGAAATCCATTTAATGCAGTCGAACTGATCGACTGGCTAATTCATGAAGTGAACGATGTTCTGGACAAGCTACGCGCAGGCATCTATAATACTGAAATCAAGGATAAACTGCCGAATGACTATAAATATGGTGTAATCTCCCGGAAGGATTACTGGGATATTTACACGGAAGATCGTGCAGATTATCGCGGTGCATTTAAAGAGTGGCAGATCGAAGAGTTCCTGCGTTGCAAAGATGAGTTTTCGGCGGATTATATACCAGAAAACTGTGTGCAGCGCATGACTGCTCGTGATTTCTATGAAGCCTGCGCAGTGTGCTATAAAGCTGTTCGGATGGAGCAGCATGTGCATTTTCCATTCAAGGATTCACCAAATGAACACCTGTATTACAATGGTACTACGCCCAAAGAACTGTATTATATGTTTGCAGATGGCAGGGATGATGGTTTATCTAATGTTCCACTGGATGATGCCGCTGCATTTGCAGAGTGGCAGAATCAAAAAGGCCCTTACTATGAGTTTAATGGGCATCACCCTTGGGAAATTTTGCCGTCTGGCTCCGTTGAATATAGCATGCACCTGCAGGTAATGAAATCACAAAATGGATTTTATTACGGACTCTCCGGCAGCACCTTTCACCGCAGCAAAGATACGATCCACAGCTATCTTGCCATGCGCAAGGCAGGATTACCGGTAAAAATCTACGATGGACTGAAGATGGCATCCCGGTTTGAAGAAACCGATATGATCGGTATCGTGCCGCAGGGTAGGTCGACTTCCTATGTTGATTGTATTATGCAGTACGAAATTACGGATGCTGTGCATTTGTCCGATGGTGAAAAGTCAAAGCAGGTCGCAGCAAAAAGCATCTGGCAACCGGAGGTAGAATGTCATTTTTTGTAAAGGAGTAATCGATAATGCGGGATATGTTGATAGATATTCAATACGATCCAGAGCAAAATAATTACATTTACAGTTTCCGGATGTCCGAGGAGAAAAAGCGTGATCTGGAAAAGCAGCTGCAAAGCTATGGAGCTACGCTGGAAGAAGCGATACCCAATTATTTGCAGACTGTTATGGAGCAGGAAGATAAAAATACAAAGGTCTAAATATAAAAATGTCTCCCCATGGGACACGTCGAAAAAGAGAGGTGTGGGGAGTCCGATCCCCATTATTATATATGTAAGAATAGAAAAATGCAAGGCGGTGAGCACATGGTTTATATCACAGGGGATACCCACGGAGACTTCCGAAATGTAGCACGGTTCTGTGAAAAGATGCAGACCAGTAAAGACGATGTTTTAATCATTTTGGGTGATGCAGGCATCAATTATTATGGACCTGAACAGGATAAACGAAAGAAAAAATATCTGGAATCGCTGCCCATTACGATTTTCGCAATCCATGGCAATCATGAAATGCGACCACAGACGATTCCAACCTACTATGAAGCAGACTGGAATGGCGGCAAAGTGTATGTGGAAGACAACTATCCGCATATCCTGTTTGCCAAGGATGCGGAACTGTATGAGCTGAATGGCCTGTTTACTTTTGTAGTCGGCGGCGCATACAGCGTGGACAAGAACTACCGCCTGCTGCATGGTCTTAACTGGTGGCCGGATGAACAGCCGTCCGATGAAATCAAGCGAAAGGCAGAAGAAAAGCTGGAAGGGATGGACTGGGAGGTTGATGTGGTTTTAACGCATACGGCTCCATTAAAATACGAACCAACCGAAGTATTTCTGCCAATGATAAACCAGAGTACGGTGGACAAGTCAACAGAACAGTGGCTGGACAGCATCGAGGAGCAGCTATATTATGATAGGTGGTATTGCGGGCATTATCACACCATTAAGAAAATTGATAAAATTCAATTTATGTACAACGATTTTGATGAATTTCCCGAAAAAGAGGATGAGGAAATCGATTGGGAAGATGAAATGTGCTATGAATGCAGTCTATATGGGGATGACTCGTATTTGGATGAAAACGGTGAATGGGTAAATTGTTGTTTAGAGTGTCCTCTTAATAGAATGAACGATGACGATTAAACGCAGCAGGAGAAAATAACATGGAAACAATGAAATTGGAACAGCTGATTCAGGCAACGAGCGGTCTGAGCAACCGGAAAGAAACACCGGTTCTTGTCAATGGACGGCCAATCACAGAGATTCGTATTTCCATTAAAGATGGTGTCCAGTGCGTAAATCTTGTGTCGGAGAATCCTGCAATAGAACCGTATGATGTGCGCTGCGCATTTGATGAAGACCACCATGAATGGTTCTATGTGATTTCCGTGCCAGAAAAAGACAGGGCAGTGCTTGAAGAAATCTGCAAAACTTGTAAAATAAAGGTAGAAGATTTGGTAAGACAGTTTTTTCAGTGGGTGGTTCGAGAACCTGAAAATGCAGCACAGTGGCTGAAGGGCAAAACCGAGCAGAAGAAGGTGTGAAAATGGGACGACAGGATAATGTAGAGATTTTTGAAGATACGCAGCGGTTATACAGCAGCAATGAACGCCTGAGTTCTGCAATAGAGCATTCCACTGCGGCGCAACGATGTTTTGAAGGCAAGAAGCGGAATTGGTATGGTTCTGGAAATAGGATTTATCAGCAACCAGCAAAAGTTGTAGTGGGCCCAAAGCGCACTCTGGAAGCGGCGGCACCCTACGCATATGCTGGAAAGAAAGTGTGTATTCTGAATTTTGCCTCGGCAACGAATCCGGGCGGCGGCGTGATCAAGGGCTCATCTGCGCAGGAAGAAGCAATCTGCCGCTGCTCCACGCTTTATCCGAATTTGAAAGAACAGTACATATGGAATACATTTTATGCACCCCATCGGCATGCCCATGATCTGCTGCACAATGATGACTGCATTTACACACCGGGTGTCGTAGTATTTAAGTCGGATACAGATTATCCACAGCTGATGCCGGAGGGAAAATGGTATTCTGTAAATGTGATTACTTGTGCGGCACCTAACCTGCGAGAGCGGCCCAGCAATGGAATGAATTCCGGGGATGGTGATGATGCTGTTCATATCAGCAGGGAAGAACTGCAGGCACTGCATGAAAAGCGGATGCGTAAGGTGTTGGAAATAGCATGGGCAAAAGGGAATGAAGTTGTGATTCTTGGTGCTTTTGGCTGCGGTGCGTTCCGAAATCCGCCTGCAGTCGTGGCGCAGGCCATGAAGACAGTGGTACAGGAATATCGGAAGAAATTTGAAACCATTGAGTTTGCTGTATACTGCTCAATGCAGTATGATACGAACTATCGCATATTTCAGCAGATTCTTGGCGGCATGTGAGCCGTTACATATGGTCGGTGCGGAGACCCTAAACCCGCACGAGTGCAGGGGAACGCTGCGTAAAAGTCAGGAGATGCGGCGTACCGGATGGTGCGCCTTTCTCCGTATAATAGACTTTTAGAGAATTTCGTTTGAAACGAAATGTAAACGAAATCATAGATATAAATTTCGCTATATGCGAAATGAGGAACGTACCAATAGCTGGAGGTGGGCATGAGGTATTATATAGCGGACTGCCACTTTTATCATAGAAATTTGCTCACAGAGATGGATAGCCGTGGCTTCAAGTCGGTTGAGCAGATGAATGAGGTAATGATAGAAAAGTGGAACAAGAAAGTACATGCCCACGATGAAGTTGTAATTCTCGGTGATTTGTCGCTGGGCAGCGGACAGGAGACAAATCAAATTCTGCACCGCTTAAAAGGAAAACTCTATCTGATTCGTGGAAATCATGATGACAGGTACTTAAAAGACAAGGATTTTGATGTCTCTCGGTTTGTGTGGATCAAGGATTATGCAGAAATCCATGATAACAAGCGCAAAATCGTCCTGATGCACTATCCGATTTTCTGCTATAACGGCCAGTTTCGGCGTGGGCCGGATGGAACACCGTTGACCTATATGCTGCATGGACATATCCATAAGACGGAAGATCAGAAACTGGTGGATAAATTTTGCGCAGAAACCAGAGCTACGATGCGGAAGAGCGCTCATCAGGAAGTGGCACAGCAGATACCTTACCAGATGATCAACTGCTTCTGTATGTATTCAGATTATACACCGCTTACTCTGGAAGAGTGGGTTGAATGTGATAAAAAGCGGCGGAATCAGAAAAAATGTAGTGCAGAGATGCTGAAGGCACTTGAAATGTTCTCGGACGATTTTATGAGTGATAGGGACTTTGATAGTGAGAAAATTCGGAAGGCAGCAGAGGCGATACGCTTGAAAGCCAGAGACATTGCAAGGGGAAATGTTGATTATACAACGTATGAGGAAGTCTTTGGGAAATAAGATACTTGACCGATGATTTAATCGTAGTACAGAGGACAGATGGCTGGCATATATGCAACATACGGGAGAACTTAAATTGTTGACTTCACGCCAATATTAGCGTATACTTTATAGGGGGGAGTTGACATGGTTAAGATAAGGGAATGGCGGCAAGGGCTGGGAGCAACTCAAAAGGCCCTTGCAGATGCGTCTGGACTGGATATCCGCTGGATTCAAAAATTAGAAGCTGGGGATATTGATATACAAAATGTTACAGTAAAGAGATTTTCACTTTTGCTGAAAGGGATCAGTGATCTTTCGCAACAGACACCATGTCCACCACCAATAAAAGCAGATATTGAAACGGTGTATGGTATCCATGAAATGGTGGATAGACTTTTGGAGGAGGAATCTGTATGACGGGACTGGCTACTCTTAGCAACGAAAAAAATTATACAGTGTTCCGTTATGGTGATCATGTGATACGTTTTGCTGCACCATATTCTCTGGAACATTACACGGAAGTAAAAGAATGGGACAATGGCTATCTGGTAGTAATGGCAAAGTATAAACAGAACCAGAATCCTGAAGAAGAATACATTGATCTTGTGCCGATTCTTCAGGATCTGTATTTTGATCCGGAGAAGTTTTTGACCCCAATAAAGAAGGTGGAGGTTGCAAATGGCTGATATTAGGCAGGTTGCAGATGCTGCAGATATGATTGTAAATGGATATGCATTTACACAGTGCCCTGAAGGATATCGAGTGTTGAATCTGAATCGACCAGATCGGGCGGCTGTTTTTTCTAAGGATGAAAACGTATTGGAAACCAGCATGGATGATATCGAAATAAGCATTGTGGAAAACTATTTAAAGAAGAATCGTAAATTTATGGAGGAGTAAGATGCCAAAGTATTATGAATATAAAATTGCTGGCTACTATCTTTACTTTACATCTTACTGTGTGATTGAGTGTATGCATGTGCATGCCAGTGACCGTCGACTTACAGAAGCGGGTTCAGCGAAATTCTTTGTAAAAGAGAATGGAGATACGCTGGTACAGAATCGAGGAATCCTGAACGATAGGGAAATCCGAAAGATTCAGGAGTTTATAAAACAGAATTATCAGGAAATGTACCTGAAATGGGCTGAGTATAGCCATGAGGGATACTATGGTAAGAATGATAAGGGGTAAAAGCGAAAAGAGGCTGATGAAATGGCGGGTGGCCCTAAGTTGTCTGATTACAGAATGACTGAAAAAGAGTACATTCTGGCAGAGACCATAATCGAGATGACAGACAAATCAGAACTTTTCCGTATAGGTTTTGAGAACCTAAGCTGGTCGGAGATAGAAGTTATCCCCACTGGTGGCAGACCACACGATTTCCGCTATATCCTGAAGCAAGAAGCATGGACTGAATTGATTGATGCTGCCGCAGCGTACATTAAATTGAATCCGTCTGGAGAGTGGCTGTCATCAGACAGCAGGACATATTTCAAAGAAAATGGATTCCGTTATACAGATAGCCAGAAGAAAAAGTTCTTAAAGACGGCAAGTGGTGGACTAACCGATTATATGTCAGACTGGCGTGAATGGACAAAAAACGGAAGGTCCGAGAATGTTTTATTTTTAAAGCGATAATTTTGCCCTTTGAAAAATGGGCAATCGTGGTATAATGTAAATATAAAAAGTACCTTTCTGCATAATAGTGAACGAAAGAGGTGAAATCTAAAGAGAGCATCCATTCCAGAAAGAGAGTACATTATCAAAAGATAGTGTAGAAAGGTATGGTATTGCAATGAAAAAGTATGCACAAGAATGGATTGCTGAAATTGAGCAGATGTTTAAGGAGACGTTTCCAAAGGCAAAGGAAATGTTGCAAACTACAGTAGTTGAGTTTGCATCTGCCAGAAACTGGAACCGCAAAAGGGAGGAAGTAGCACAGCTATGTGGGGAGGAAAAAAGTAAGCAACAGCAAATCAAAAACAATTTGGCCTGTAAAGATGATGTGCCTGTTTATGGAGAGTTTATCTTTGGAGAAAAAGGACAGGCGGTTCTTTTGAAAACAGAAGTGCTCGATAGAAAGGAAGTTTTTGCGGAAGTTCTTTTTCATGAATTGGCACATGGATATTGTTACTGGCTAGAAAAACAAGACAAAAACTTTCCGGTAGAATGCCAGCTTGGTCAATGTAAAAATGAAGAAGCGCAGCTTGGATATTACGTTTGGAAGGAATTTGTAGCACAGACAATCAGCCTTAAAATTTGCAAAGAAAGGCAAATTGAAGTATGTAAGTATACAGATGGAGATTTGAAAGCGTATCTTACATGGATGATCAAGGAAACTTTCACGGAATCAGATATGGGAATGTTTTGTGCCGAGTTTTTCGCTAATGAAGGAAATGATAAAAGATTAAGAGAAATGATGGAAGATCAGGATGAATTGATTACTGATGATGTCCGCCAGATTTATCATTTGCTTTCTCGGAAACTTATAGAAAGAGATTATGAAAAAGTGCATGAAGATTTTCTCATGGGACTTGGCGAGTGTGTTGAGCGATTTCGATTGGATAAGATGACGCAAAGACTTTTTAATGTTCAAAAGAATTTACAAAGAGTATCTTGAAGCTACTTGACATGTATGTTATAATGGGCTTGTAAAGCCCATTAGGGAACAAAAAGTATAAAGTTCCTTGTCGGGTATAACAAAATATAGATTTTAGAGCAGTTGCGTAGTGTTGTGCTATGCGACTGCTTTCTTTTTTGCACGGGAATTAGCTGAAGCTAACTAATGCGGTTAAGGAGAGACGGTTATCACTTTGACCGCCATCAAAGACCTCATGCTGGAGACCTTTAAGGTAAACAGTGTAGGTAGTTGGTGCAAGAATGTGGCGAAAAAGGCATTGGCACTGGGCGTACCCTATGCCACTTTTACGACTGCTACATGGGTGCTGAAGAAGATATTCTCAAGTAGTGTTAATGACCAGATTGGAGGTCTCGGTGATACACTGTTACTTCACCCGACAGCTCCGTATTGGTATTTGTACGCACTGTTTTTCATCTTTCTTGTTACACCGACTTTTAACAGTGTGAAGGCAGCTGTGGTAGGACTATTAGTCGCATTGGTTGCAAAAGCCCTGATTTTAATGGGGGGTACAGCATTTACGCTGTATCGACAGTTCTCGCAAACGAAATCTGGTTTGTGCTCGGTATGAGTATTTGTGCGTTTAGGCAACGCAGGTGCCTTGTTCAAAATTATTCAAATTACACACCGCTGACGCTGGAAGAGTGGATTGCGTGTAATCAAAGACAGCGTGAGAATGGCACTTTGGAAAATGTTGGCGAAAGTAAGTGAAAATATTCTTTGGAAGAAGCGTCTTTCAGTGTTTACTTTTTTGATATTTGCAGTATAATATAAACAGAAGGAGGTGCGCGTATGTTTGGTAAGAATTTGAGATACTATCGTTTGAGAAATTCCATGACCAAAAAGAAGCTGGCAGAAAAAAGCGATTTGACTGCTATGGCAATCACTAATTATGAAAATGGCGACAGAATGCCCAGCATGGATATTCTGAAGAAGCTGGCAAGTGCATTGGGGGTTCGCGTGTCTGACTTTTTGGCTGTCAGAAATGAGAATCTTGTGTTTGAGCATGGCGAATTTCGTAAAACCGCAACTCTTCCTATGGCAAAGCAGGAATTTGTTCGAGAATCAGTAGAAGAATACTTCAGCAGATTTTATACGGTTGTTGAATTGCTGGGGGGAGAAGTTTTACCGGAAGCCCCTGAATGTCATGTGGTTCAAATGACCGGCGATATCGAAGCTGATGCGAAAGCCATGAGACTGCATCTTGGCTTTGCTGAAGAAGGACCGGTTAATGATTTAATTACGGTTCTTGAAAATAAAGGCATTCTGTTTTATATATGCGATGTCGAGAGTAACAAGTTCTCCGGTATGAATGGATTTGTGAATGAAAGACCGTATATTATTGTTAACGGAAATATGAGTCCTGAACGTAACAGATCGACTATCGCCCATGAACTTGCACATCTGGTGTTTGATTGGCCGGAAGATATGGATGAAAAAAATGTGGAGGATACTGCTACTGCTATTGCAGGTGCATTCCTTTTCCCGAAGGCTGATGCAATCCGTGAACTTGGGGTTCACAGAAATAGAGTTACCAATGATATGACTTTGGTATGTCGTGAGTATGGCATTTCTATGTTTTTGTTGGTTAAAAGAGCACAGATGGCGAGAATTATTTCAAGCGAAACGGCAAAGAGCTTTTATGTAATGGCAAGTTCTCTTGGATGGAGAACTCATGAACCGATTCGTATTGAACAGGAACGGCCAACTCTGTTTGAACAACTTGTTTTTCGAGCGGTAAGTGAAGGTGAAATAAGTATTCAGCGTGGGGCAGAATTATTAAAGATGCCTTATGATGCCGTGCTTTCGCATTGCCAATTTGAAGAGGGCTAATCAATGGAGTTTGTCAGCAGCGATACCAATGTATGGATTGACTTTCAGGTTATTGCTCGACTGCAGTTGCCTTTTTTACTTCCGTACACCTATATTATGTATACAGAGTCGATAGACTCTGAGCTGTTATCACCTTCGGGATTCCGTGAGGATTTACTTGAAGCGGGACTTGTAGGAGTAGATATCACAATTGAAGAATTCTCACTGGCAGACTCATGGGGAAACATATATCCTAAATTGTCTATTCAGGACAGAATCGCGTTGGCCATAGCAAAACAGCGGAATATTGTGCTTCTGACTGGAGATATGGCACTTCGGAAAGCCGCCACGAAAGAGGGTGTATCCATTATGGGCACATTAGGTGTTCTAGATCGGCTCTATGAAGGCAGTTACATAACATCGGACGAGTATGAATACTGCCTAAGTGAATTTTTGAGACGAAATGGCGGAGAGGTTCGACTGCCGAATAGTGAGCTGAAGAAAAGAATCGAGGAACTGAAAAAACAAGTATGAAAATTGTAATTACAAGTAAATGTAGATGAACTGATGTAGCACAGGGATGTTAAAGGAGTTAAGCATGAGCAAGCAAGTTTATATAAGTGCAGATTATTCGGAAGTTGATGGTGACCGAGAAGTTGTTGATGAGTTGAATAGATGGGGAAGCGATGATTTCCACAAAGTAGATTTTATCGATATGTCAAAGGTTGCTTCCGGCAGTGTGTCGAGAGATGCAGACTGCCGTATTTGCGATTTAAAGGCAGAGTTCAATCGTCAAATAAATGCATCCTCGGCCGTGATTATTGTTGTTGGCAACAAAACAAAAGATAGAACTGCTGGAAAGTCCTGTAGAAGAGCGGATAATCCACAAATAAGTTGTGATTGTACACCATATAAGCAGAACACAAATGGTACAAAACCATGCAGAGTAGTTGATACAATACCAGCAGGAAATGATAACGTTGGAAATATTAATTCATATTCTTATTTGCGGCATGAATTCGAACAGGCAAAAAAGAAAAACAAAAAAATTATTGTTGTGTACAATTCAACGAGGTGTGAAACAAGTTGGCTGCCGGGGTATATGAGCGAATACGAAAAAGTAGCACAACCGTTTTGGACAATAAATTATTATGGACGTAAAGTGGGAGATTATTCCTACATAAAAGAGGCGCTTGGATTTTGAAAGAGTCACTTGAGAAAAGTGTAGCTTGGGCGTTTGGAATCGTCTCGGCAATTTTCACTTTTGTGCCAGAATCTTTTTTTAAAGTCGTTAAATGGATTCCCGCACAAGCTATGCAGAAAAGCATGTTGGAAAGAGGAATAACGGATATTGAAGTTGATATTATAATATCGCGCCTCGTTGTTTTTGCGGCTGTATGGCTTGGAACTGCGTCACTTTATAGTATTTATAAAACGATAAGATGGTCTATAAAAATCAAGGGTGCTAATTATACGATACAAATAAAATATGGAAATATATTGAAAGAAAAGAAGTGTAAAAAAGTAATAAGTTTTGATGAGTGTTTTTCAACGCACATCGGAACAAATCCATGTGACGTTAAGGAAAAGTCTATCTGCGGACAGTATCTTTTACAAGATGGAAAAAATCTAGACATTGAAAAGACGATGTTGAACTCACAAATTAAACCAGAAAGAGGAATATCAAGATTTAATGGAAAAACAAGTTATAAGCCTGGAAGTATCATAGCAAATGGGGATTATTTGTTATTGGCATTTGCAACGTTAGATGAAAATGGGCGTGCAAGATTTTTTTCACTTGATGAATTTGTAGAGTGCTTACTTACAATGTGGAAACAAATTGATGTAAATTGTACCCAGCAAGACGTATGTGTTCCTGTTCTTGGATCAGGACTGACAAATTTTGAAGGCGGAAATGGTGCATCTCTTTCGCAACAAGAATTATTGAACTTGATAGTATGGTCCTATAAACTAAGCCCACATAAAATAAAAGCACCATATAAGCTTAGAATTATCTGCCAAAAATGTGATGGATTCTCATTTAATGATATAGACGGATTATGATGCTTGCAGCCCCTTGACACATATGTTATAATGGGCTTATAAAGCCCATTAGGGAACGAAAAGTATAAAGATCCCTGTCGGGCAAAACAGAATATAGATTTTAGAGCAGTCGCATAGTGTGTGCTATGTGACTGCTTTTTCTTTTGCTTGATAATTAGACACAACTAACCACTGCAACTAAGGCAAAACTGTTATAACCCTTTCTGCAATTAAAGATCTCATGTTGAACACATTCGAGGTCAACAAGGTTCTGATCATCGCACCGCTGCGTGTCGCTCGTGACACATGGCCGGCAGAAATTGAAAAGTGGGATCACCTGCGAGGACTGGATATTTCCGTTATCGTTGGAGATACAAAGACCCGCATCGCAGCACTCCACCATCCGGCAATGATCTATGTGGTCAACCGGGAAAACGTCAAGTGGCTGGTGGAGTATTATGAGAAAAACGGAATGCGCTGGGATTTTGGTATGGTTGTGATCGATGAGTTGTCATCGTTCAAGAACTACCAGTCCCAGCGTTTTAAGTTCCTGCGAAAAGTCCGGCCGTATGTGAAACGATGGGTCGGGCTGACCGGTACACCTTCTTCCAACGGCCTCATGGATCTTTGGGCAGAGATTGGGATTCTGGATGGTGGGGAGCGGCTCGGCAAATTCATCGGCCGCTACCGGGAAGCATATTTCAGAGCAGCTTCTAAGAATCCCGCCACTGGTGTCGTGTACCAGTACAAGCCAAGAGAAGGAGCCGAGGAACTGATCTACCAGCGGATCTCGGATATCACAATTTCCATGAAGGCTCTGGACTACCTCAATATGCCAGACTGTGTGCCGACCCGGTACGAGGTTGAGATGAACACGCAGGAACGGGAATTGTACGATATGCTCCGCAAGGATCTGCTTATTCCGCTGAAAGATGGTGATATAGACGCCGCCAATGCGGCATCGCTGACAGGGAAGTTGTTGCAGATGAGCAATGGCGCTGTCTACGACGAGAACGGAAAAGCACGAGTGATTCATGATCATAAGTTGGAAGCACTTGAAGACCTGATCGAAGCCGCCAACGGACAATCGGTGTTGGTGGCATACTGGTTCAAGCATGACCGCCAGCGCATCATGGAGCATCTGTCAAAGCAGAAAATCTCAGTGCGGGAGATTAAGAGCAGTACCGACATCAAGGACTGGAACGCTGGGAAGATCCCAGTTGCCCTGATCCACCCGGCGTCGGCCGGACATGGCCTGAACATCCAGCAAGGAGGACACATCTTGATTTGGTTTGGCCTGACATGGAGCTTGGAACTGTACCAGCAGACCAACGCCAGACTTTGGAGGCAGGGACAGACTGATGTCGTCACCATTCACCACATTATCACCAAGGACACCGTGGATGAGGATGTCATGGCGGCTTTGGAACAGAAGGACATGACACAGGAAAAGCTGATCTCAGCAGTCAAAGCACAGCTGGGGAGATAGGAGTAGACATGAAAAAGTATCTTTTTTTGAATGCAGAGGATCGCCGCCCGGTAGCGGAAAGCAGTTATCGCTATAAGAAGGCGGAGCCGGTGACGGCTGTAAAAACGAAACGGGATGAGGACGGGTTCTTCATCCCCTGGGCAATGTTCCGGCCGTTGAGTGAGAAAGGGTTGCTTTGTGAACTTTTTGGAGCAAGTCCATCCCGAAAAATGGCAGATGTCCTCATGAACCGTGACCTGTTGATGAAGGAAGCGTATGAACACGAAGTGGAATTGTTGATGTGCCGGATTCGTAGGGAAGAAATCCGGGTGCAGCGGAGATTCTGCTCAGAGGATCAGGTTCTTGAACTGTACCAGCAGTCTAAAATCCAGGAAATGCCGACGATCACACCGGAGCATAAGCGAAAAGTGCGGCTGGATGCGATCACATGGAAATATGACTGTATCCAGCAGTATAAGAAAAGCTGTTTTCAGTTTGCGGAGGCGGTGGCTTATAGGGAATGGCACGACAGGTTCCAGAATCTGAACCAGAAACATTTTGTTGAGAAGTTTATCCAGAAAGCAAATGAACTGCCAGAAGCAAACCGAATCCTGCTGGATCTTCTGTATGAGGCAGCGTGGCGCACGATTTTTGTATTCAAGTATGGTGATGAGCCGGAAGATGTGACGACTCCCTGGTATGACAAGGTTGGAGGTGAAGAATGAGTTACGAAAGAAGTGCCGAGAGAAGTGTGGTGGTTGAAAATGCAGACTGCTATGAAAATCTGGCAAATGCCATTATCTTGCAGGCGGTCAAGGATTACAAGAAAGCACTCCACCGGTTAGATGGCAATCCGAGAAATCGAGATGCTCTGCATGACAAGGTGCGGTTGGAACGATTTTTCCATTCTCAGTGGTATGGGATTCTTACTGACCTTGACCCGGAAGTGCTTATGTCTGGGGTAAAAGATCGAGTACAGCAGGAGGCCGCCAAGCGAAGAAAGAAGAAAGCAGCCAAACAGGAATTTAGCTGAACACAGGCGGAATCGGCCAGAGAGAGGAGGATAACGAATGGCACATGAAAAAGATGTGATGGCGGCCACAGAAGCGGAGAGGGTCGATTATTTGGAACAGGCCAGAAAGCTGGCCGATTCCTATCGGATTATGCTCCACAGGAGGGATTTACTTCGTCAACAGTACGAAAATTCAAAGTCATGGTTTTATACCAAAGATGAAATCATCTACAAACTGTCACAGGGCGCACACGAAGAATCCGCGCGTGTGCAGACCAGCAGTCTGTCTAACCCGGTGGAGCGTACCGTTCTCAATTGCGATAAGGTGTTGGCCTCTATGAACCGTGAGGTGCAGACTCAGCGCACAGAGCAGTTTCTGGAACCATACTACGAGGTCTGTAAGCAAATCGAACTTTTTGAGGTTGGGCTGCGCAGTCTCCGGGGGCAGACACGGCTCGTAGCGGAGCAGCTATTCGTGGATGGAAAGAAGCAGTCGGAAATCACAGGGGCGGACGGTAATATTCTGTCCCGGAGGGTAGTGGTTCGGGAAAGGGAAAACGCATTGATGGGAATTGCTGACACAATGCGGCTTTACCAGAATAGGAGGCAGGAATGAAAGGTGATGTGACAGAAGAAAAGATGGAGTTTACCAGGGAAATCTGTAGAAAGTATAATCGTACAAAAACTCTGGCAGAGGAGGTCAAAGCAGCATGGCGGCAGGACCTTGAAATGGTCGCTGAATCTAAGTATCCGGCCGAAAAGGAAATGTATGAGCGGCAGGAGAAAGAAGACCTTGCAAAATACAAAGCGGTGAAAGAATGGCTGAAGCTGGTCGACCGAGCAGCGTTTCGCATTAAAAGCAGCAAAGCACAGGCTGTCATCCGACAGCATTGTTTGGATGGTATTCCTCTGAAAGCCGTGGAATTCGAGAACGGAAAGCATATGGGAAAAACGGCGGCTTTTTATCATAAGAAAGTTGGAATGCAGCAGTTTTCGGAAGAACTCTCTGCTTTCAAAGACCGGCTGCAGGAACTGGAGAAAAAGTTCTGTAAAAACTGAACTTTCCGAACGGAAGTGAACCGTTTTTGAACTTTTCCCTGTTAACTGTACATCGGCTTTCTGCTATAATTCATAATAGGAAAATAAGATAAACGAAGGCGTAAAGAACGACTGGGAGCGGAGAACTGCCCGGTATTTTTTATGCCTTTTTACATTTTGAGCCGCCATACAGTTTGCATTTTGGCGGCTTTTTCTGTATTACACTGGAGGTGAAACCCCAATGGGAAGAAAGAAAAACAATGCACGGACTCTGCCGCATGGCAGGAAAATCCATGTGAACAAATACATCAATAAGCGTGGTAAGACAAAGAAAAAGACTACGGTTTCTCGACAGACGACACCAAAGAAAATGCCTTGTCCCGAAACACCGCTGCACCAATGTCTGCCGACCACGCGGACACCAAAGCAGTACGAGATTTGGTTTGCAGAACTGGGCGACCACTACGGTACCTCAGTGCAGAGCGGAAATCGCCCAGTGCTGGTTATCAGCAATGACGTGGCAAACCGCAATTCTCCAATCATCACGGTGATTCCATTAAGTTCCAAGCTGAAGAAGCTGGAACTGCCGGTACACATTGTACTGACCGAAGATGACTGTGAGATGCTCCGGGATGAGCATCTGGAAGACTCCATCCTGCTGGTTGAGCAGATCACGACCATCGACAAGGCGGCTCTGTTCAATCGGTTCTGCCGTGTGATTTCCATGCAGAAGAAGCACGAGATCGAGGCTGCTGTTAAAAAGCAGTTTGCGATGCGCTCTGTGCACACAAGAGGGGAGGCGCAGGCATGATGGACATTAAGAACATCCCGTCCAAGTTGAAAACGACCTGTCAGTTCTGCGTCTGGAAATTTGAAAAACGCAATGGTCAGAAGACCAAGATGCCGTATAACCCGGCAACGGGGGAACGAGCCAAGATCAATGACCTGCGCACTTTTGCCGATTTCAAGACTACGCTGGTTACTTATGCGATGGGCGGTTATGACGGTATCGGCATTGCAGTCGGAAACGGCATCGGTGCTTTTGACATCGACCATTGTATTCGTGAGGACGGTACACTGAACGATACGGCAGATACTGTCCTTTCCATTTTTCCTACGGCATACGTTGAGAAGTCACCGTCCGGAAAAGGACTACGCGGCTTTTTCTGCGTGCCAGAGGACTATGTCTATGACAAGACGGTCTACTACATCAATAACCGCAGCAAAGGTCTGGAAGTGTACATGCCTGGTGCCACAAATCGTTTTGTCACCGTAACGGGAGATGTTTACCGCACGGGTGAGATCCCCAACGATGAAACGGCGATGACCACTCTGCTTGACACACTGATGAAGCGGAACAAGCAGGTGCAGCAGAACCATTTCCAGCACCATTCGTATCTGGATGATGAGGCGGTTATCGCACATGCCAACGAAGCCAGCAACAGCGAGAAGTTCAAGCAACTCTTTGCCGGTGACTGGGAAGAACTCTATGGTAGCCAGTCGGATGCAGATATGGCGTTACTGTCCATTTTGGCATTCTGGTGTGGTTGCGATGAGGAGCAGATGGATCGTATCTTCCGTACTTCCGGACTGATGCGTGATAAGTGGGATCGCAAACAGGCAGGTTCGACCTACGGAGCAATTTCCATCCGGAATACAGTCAACACCTGTGCTTCCGTTTACATTCCGGTCAATGCACAGGACATCGTGGATGAGGAGTTTACGAACCTTGATCCTGATGATAAGGAGTCAGAGCGGCCGCCAGATATCAGCAAGCTCACACTGTCGCTGGAAGAAATGGCTCCGCACACAAATCCTCGCTATGGCAGAGATGAGATTGGTATGGGAAATATGTTTGCTGATTTCTTCAAGCCCATTGCACGGTATAACAGTGAGCGTGGTATCTGGTTCGTCTATGACGGAGTCGTCTGGCAGCCGGATATGGAGAACCTTAAGGTGGCAGAACTTGCGAAATATCTAGCAGATAAGCTGTATTTGTTTGCACTGAAGATCACGGAAGAGGATGCCAGAAAACGGTTCATCGACCGAGTTCGGAAGCTCCAGCTCCGCAAGCACCGTGATACGATGCTGAAAGATGCCAAGTCTGTATTTCCACTGTCCATGAAGCAGTACGATCAGGATATTTACCTCTTCAACTGTAAAAATGGAACACTGGATCTGCGAACAATGGAGTTCCGGGAACACCGCCCGGAGGACTATCTCACAAAGGTATCCCCGGTCGTTTATGACCCGGAAGCAGAC